CTTTACATGAGAGAGCAGGCATCCGTGTTGCTGGTGGAGCGGTAATCATTGGCAAGTCAAATGGGACCATTCAACTGCGGATGCTTAGCGAACTTGAGATGCGTGGTTGCGAAGTTAGGTGGCAAGAGCGTTTAGACCGTTATATGGCGATGGTTGCGGTTGGAGCGTTGGGATGAGGCTTGAAGAGGCGTTAGACCTTTGTTATCGCGGCAAGAAGAATGTGGCGAAAGCAGCAGAGGAAGTAGAAATCCCATTCATAGAGATGAAAGATCTACTTACTGCATATATATTGGAGCGGCCCATTCATGGCGATTCATGGCAAGAAGAGCTAGAGGTTAGCTGGCCATGGTGTTAATCATCAGGATCTAACCTGCCAGTCTTTATGGCATGAAGGTAAGCCCTTTCAAGGGTAGTTAGCCCTTTACTATGTTTTTGGTGGAGCGCAGCAATTGCCCTAGCTTTAGCGGCTGCCCGCATTTCTTCTGGTCTTTTAGACCAACTAGAGAAGCTAGTCATGACCAATCAACCTCACTAATTAAAGTAGCTAAAACTTTCAATGATTGAATGCTTGAAAGTTTACGTTGAGACCTACCTAAAGCAGCCCCAACCGCGTCAGGATCACCCAAAGTTATATCATTCTCCATTTCTTGCCCAACCAACTTTAAACAAAGTTCTAAACGTTCTGGAACGTAATTTTCCAGATGATTGGAGGCTATAGCCTGTCTCCTGCCAACAATGATAGAAAGCAATTGATTGATGGCACGATCAGCTTGTTGACGTGAGATAAAATCGTTATTCATTGATCAATACTGTGGTGTTGGGTCAAAATTTACTTCAGCTTCAAGCATTGGGATGACCTCATATTGAAGGAGTTCCCGCATTGAATGCGTAAGTTGTTCGTCCATTATGTGTCGTTTAGATTCGCGATCGATAATGTCTTCCAGCTCTTTCAAGATTCGTTGAAGCTTTGTGATCTCGTATTCCTGTTGTGGTTGGTAGTGGTACGTCATGAGTGGTTGCGAATAAAGTTTTTACATTTGGCGACTTCATCGCCATCGATAACTTGATCAGGATCACAAGAGTTAGACAGCATTAAGCCATCACCCTCTTTAATCGAATTAAAGGTGCTGACGTAATAGCTACTAACCAGGGAACCAGCCCTAGTTTTAAAGAAGATGATCTTCTCAGTTTTGCTGGTGTAACGTCCCAAGCTTGCGATTAGGAAGCCACCATCTTTGGTGTTGATGTTCATTGGTGCGTTAGGCAAAGGGTGAAGCGGATTGGGTTCGATATCCATTCCATTGTTTGGCTTGGTTCATAGCTTTAATCAAGCTGCAGACTGCTTTGTCGTCACCAGTAGCCACAGAGACCTCCAGGCGATGCTGGAGCATTGCTAAGACGCTATCGGTGTTGATTGGTTCGGAAGACTCCTCCAGGCTCGGTCCATCGTCACTCAACTCGATCTCAGCTTGAGCAGCTGTGATGTCGTTGTATGCAGTGGAACGTGAGACGCAAAACTTTGCGCTAACCATTGTGGCGACTGAAGCGGTACGGATACCCCTTTCGAGCATTGCTCTGGTGTAACTGAGGCGGGCTTGGACTTCCTGCTGGGTTGACATTAGTTGAGTTGGACAAATTGGAATAGTTGGACAGGTTGGTTATTTGAGGTTGGGATTGAGTTCTGCTGGTGTTGGAACGGATGGCAGGGATTCGCGCCAAAGTTCCTCAGCAATTAAATCGTCAAGTTTCTGGCGGTCGTAGGCATCCAGCTCCATAGCCTCAATATCTTCAAGGGAAGGGGGCCAGGATGGCTCAAGCTCGCTAGGGAGCATGAAGTCGTCGGAGTTGTTCATTAGTTGAATTGTGAGGTGTTTTGGTGCGGGCCAGTGATGTACCAGGAACAAACGGAACCAGGGATCCCGCGTTCTGATAGTGATTGATTCCAGCCATCGGCTAATTCGTCAGCATCCCGTTGTGAAGCTGACAATTGATAAACCACTTGGTGGCCGTGTCGTTCGGTGTACTGGCAAAGATGGAAGACGTGTGTCTGTTGCTTGGGTTGGTTCATTGGTTGTAGTTGTGACTACTACTCCAATATAGTATCAATATTGATCAGCCGTCAACAGGCAAAAAAAAAGACCCTCGCGGGTCTCCTGGTCATTGTGGCTTGAAGTGTTTGGATCCTGTCCCATGAACCTCAACGTATATATCCGCCTTGTCTCCATCGCATAAGGAGCAGGTTTGACATTGCGTCTGAGATGCTTCAAGGGTTGCAGGGCACTGACGGCCGGAGAATCCCTTGCTCCCTTTTGGTACTACTGCGAAGGTCTTCCAGCCATGGCTTGAAGCTTCAAGGTAGTCTCTCAAGCCATCACAAGAAGCCTGCAAACTACCTTTGGCCCACTGTGCAAACGGTTCCCGCCATTGGTGCGTGTAGCCGGTATGACCTGCTGCAGCACCATTGACAGCATGGAAGATCACAGGATCGATAATTCCAGGGTCCCCATAGGCTCCCCATCTCAGCTTTTTGTGGCTTAGGTGGCGCTCTCCATCGGCAACCGTTAGGTCTGTTTCATAGCCTCCCTTTTTGTAAGTTTTCCAGACTGCTAATGGAGCTTGGCCAGGATTGACGTAACAGGTCCGAGAACCATCAGCCTGTTTCCTGTGTCTGCAATTACCGCAGATTGACAAGTCTTGTCCTGTTGCAATGGCTGTCACTGGGTCAATGTCAGCTCTGAGGATCCAGACCTGAGCCATGTTCCCGGTTTTTCTGTTGCTGCTCTCGAGCGTTAAGACAACAACGAAGGGTTCGCCATCGATAGGCGATAACCCTTCTTGAAGAATGAAACCCTTTGGTTTTTTCATTGTGGTTTGTTGGTGTTGTTGGCACGGATAAAAAAAGGCCAGCCCTGAGGCCAGCCAGTGTGCTGTTGGAGCGGTTATTCGGCTGTGTAACCGTCAAACCAGACGCCAGCCTCGCGGGTATCCGGACGGCGACAGTGTGCCTGTGCCTCATCAAGCGTTAAGCCGCGTTTGATGGTGCGGTCTGACTTGTTAAGGCTTGGATTGAACGACCGAACAATTTTGAAAGTTTCCATGGTGTGGTTGATTGGTTGATCCTTACAATACTACAGCAACAAGAAAGCCCGACACGAGGTCGGGCGATTCTTTAGGCGTTTGCCTGTTCCTCACGTTTGCGAAGACTCTCAGTCAAAAGGCTGATGATCTCTTCTTGTGATGAACGGCTTAACGAATTTGTTAAATAAGCCTTTATGGCATCTTGAAAAACGCCATAGGGCAAACTCAGCTCAACACTGTCGCCGGTCGTCTGACAGGCTGCAGTGATCGAAGAACTGTAGATCTGAACTGAACCACGGCTGATGCTGTGGCTTGTTGTTGTCTTGGTTTCCATGGTGTTGGTACGGAAGAAAGAAAGCCCGGTCGAAACCGGGCGATTGATCAGACAAAACTAGGCAGCTCGGGCGCTAACGCTGCGATGCGATAGAGCCGATGAGGGTTGATCCGTGCCCGTAACGTTGCCAGACGCTCAGCGTCTGCCTTCGCATTGGGACGGCCTACCGGCTGCCAGCCTGCCTCGATTCCGTCGTACCTGGTGACAATGTGTCGCATGGGTTGGTCCGTTGATTGGGTGGTTTCCTCGCATTGCTTGGGAGCAGTCCCCCGAAGGGGTGAGCCGGTGAGACCGCAAGGCGTGAGCCGGACGTGGTGCCCAGCCTGCCTGCGATTGGAGCGGATCGGCTCCCAGTGGGTTCAGTTGTCGAGGTTTCGCGAAGGTCGAAGCGTTTCCGTTTCTCTCTTCCCTAATATTCTACCATATTTTTTGCCCACTAGCACAGAACAGGGGGGTAGGGTTCCGGTTTGCCGACTGTCACAGCGGGTCCCCCATACCCCAAATATATATCCGTTCAACAGTTCTATTGTGCTAAAAAAGGCCCCCACATTTAGTGGAGGCCGGGGGTGGGGGTTGAGTTTTGCGGTCGTATCAGTCGTCCTTGCCCTGAATTTTGATAGTCAAATCAGGTGCCTGAATGTTAACGATCTCAGTGGACTCACCGATCACACGCCCAATCGAATCCAGCACTTGGCTTGCGGTCTGCAATTGCCCCTTTTTAATCGCCTGATTAAATAGTTTGGTACGCATGTGCTGAAGCCGCGCCAACATATTTTCGCGATCAGCCTTCCAATCTTCATCAACGAGAAGCTTTACTTCTGCCCAATCACGCCAAGCGGTATTGATGCTGACCTGTTCCCGCTCAACATGCTCATAAACAAGTGCCCTCGCAGACAAACCCTCTAACTGTCGACGATATAGCCGCCGCACACGATCCTCTTTTGCATTACTGGAGCGGCGTTCGTCTTGAGTCATGCTTGATACGACCTTTTCCAAGATCTTAACTGGTAGAAAGGCTTCTAGCCTTCGATTAAGGGGGGCAGGGGTCAAGAATCTGTGTAATGTGGCATTTATGAGTCAAAAAACCGCACCAATAGAGCTTCGATGGGCTCAAGGCCAAGTATTTTCTTGTGAAAAACGCTTCAGAGTTTTAGTAGCAGGTCGCCGCTTCGGCAAATCGTACTTGTCTTGCGTTGAATTGGTGCGTGGAGCGATCAATCGCCCTGGGGAGACATTTTTTTATTGTGCTCCGACTTATCGGATGGCAAAAGATATTGCATGGCGAGCCTTAAAGAAGCTTGTGCCCCAAGTTTGGATCAAGAGTAAGAACGAGACTGATTTACGAATTGAATTGATCAATGGATCAACGATTGAGTTGAAGGGAACAGAGAACGCGATGGCGTTGCGGGGCCGCAGTTTATCTGGGGTAGTGCTGGACGAGGCTGCTTTTATGAGTTCGGACGTATGGTTTGAGGTAATTCGGCCTGCGTTAGCGGATAAGGAGGGGTGGGCATTATTTATTTCAACACCAGACGGCACAGCTAGTTGGTTTTATGACTTGTGGTGTTATGTGCCAGAGGATGCGACAGGGTTATGGGAGAGATGGAGTTATACGACAATTGATGGGGGGAATGTCAGTAAGCATGAAGTTGAGGCAGCCCGCGCCCAACTTGACACAAGAACATTCCGCCAAGAATTTGAAGCTAGTTTCGAGAATCTTACGGGTCTTGTTGCGATCAGTTTCAGCGATGAGAATATCTCTACAGACGCTAGGGACATAAGTATCCAACCATTACTACTTGGGGTTGATTTTAACGTCGATCCAATGAGTGGCATTTGCGCGGTTAGGGATGGCGAGACGTTATATGTCTTTGACGAGATTATGTTGACTGGCGGTGCAACAACCTGGGATTTTGCGGACGAGGTTACACGTAGGTATGGTGTGGATCGAAGGATTATTGCGTGTCCAGACCCTACAGGCGGAGCCAGAAAGACCTCTGGCATTGGCGTAACAGACCACACAATTTTGCGCCGTAGCGGCTTCACAGTTCAATCACCTAAAGCACCATGGAAAATCCGAGACAAAATCACAGCCGTCAACACCGCTCTACTTGATGCTGCTGGAACGCGAAGAACTGTGATTCATCCACGCTGCAAGCAGTTAATTAAAGATTTAAGAACGTTAACTTATACGCCAAACACGGGCCTACCGAATAAGAATTTAGGGGTAGACCACGCATTCGACGCATTTGGCTATCTAGTTTTGCAACAATTTAACCTTGCAAAGCCAGAAACTTTAGGTACTACATCTTATCGATTGTATTAAGCAGGCTCTGAATGTGGCAACATCACCCTGACTTGATCTCCAGTACCAGCCCAGGATATGTACGGGCCAATGTTTACTTCTGGAGCCTGCGCGGTGTACCAACGAAAGTCACAGCTAGTGCAACGCCTACGACGCACTATTTCGTAAGGCCCTTCAACAGTTTTTTTAGTCACAACGACACGCACGCGAAACGATCCGCATTTTGGGCACTTCAATGTGGTTACTGACTGGCACGAAAGGCTAGAATAGGGCAAAGCTAAGCGTTGTCATGCCCCAAGGAGCTGGAACTTACGGCAGCAAGAAAGGCCGCCCCGCCAAGAAGAAAAAGGGGTTGTACGCCAATATTGCGGCTAAGAAAAAGCGCATTGCGGCTGGATCAGGCGAAAAGATGAGAAAAGCGGGTGATCCTGGCGCACCAACAGCAAAAGACTTCAAGAAATCAGCTAAAACGGCCAAGAAGCCTGCCAAGAAGAAAAAGTAATGGCTGAGAAGAAGAAGCGCAAGAAGGGGCCAAATCTTAGTGTTGGTCGAGGTGAAAAACTTCCAGCAAGTAAAGGTGCAGGATTGACTGCAAAAGGCAGGGCTAAATATAATAAAGAGACCGGTTCAAATTTAAAAGCACCTGTCACGGGCAAGCCTAAGACCAAGAAAGAAGCAGCACGTAAAAAATCTTTCTGTGCTCGTAGCAAGAGTTGGACTGGCGAACGAGGTAAAGCTGCTCGAAGAAGATGGGGTTGCAACAACTAATCAATGGTTAAAATAATGACATGACTTACTCCGTCCCAGGGCTCGTTCGGACCCATTTGGTCAGCAGCTCCTATATGGGGAGTGTTGACAGTCCATTTGTCCGAACACGGGCAGTAATTGACCAGATGAAGAGCTGGGAGATCATGAAAGCCGTGGTCTCCGGCACTGAGTATTTACGTGATAACAGCGAAGCATTCCTGCCATTAGAGCCCCGCGAAGATTATTCCGCATACCTAGCGCGTGTAAATCGTGCTGTATTTACGCCTTATACCCAACGTTTGATTCGAGCGGCAGCAGGCTTAATTCTGCGTAAACCAATCAATATTGTTGGTGATCCATATTGGACAGACGTTTTTAACAAAGACGTTGACGGTTGCGGTTCAGATCTGGATGAGTATGCACGTCGTCTAGTGATCTGTGCTCTGACCTATGGCCATTGCCATACGTTGGTCGACTTTCCCGCTCCAACAGAAGCCCGAAGCCTTGCAGAAGAGCGTGCATTAAACCGCCGTCCATATTGGATTGAAGTTGATCCAACCAAAGTGTATGGCTGGCGTTTGGATCGGGAATCAAATTATGGCAACTTGACGCAAGTGCGTATTGGCGAAAAAGCTGTTGTCCCTGACGGTGAATTTGGGGAGAAGGTTTACGACCAAATCCGTGTCATTGAGCCGGGTCGTTATCGCGTCTATCGGCAAGAAGAGCAAAAGAAATCAATGCAAGGGAATTTTCCATACCCCTCTTCTTTTGACCAATCAGACGCTACGGCGGAGTTTGAGCTTATTGAGTCTGGACCGTATTCACTTGACCAAGTTCCGC